TGCTTGTACTGGTGAAAGGTTTCAAGTAAATGTCGGTACAACAACAGCTTTAAATACTCTGGAAGCGGCTCAAGCAACATATTCTGCATTTATAGGTGGTGCATCTTTTAGCTGGGGTGGATCATCTGCATACCCTACTATATATGGTAGTAATGCAGACAGATGGGTTATGTTTACCTTTCCACATATTGCATGCTTACAAAATGGTGTTAATGGGCATACTGGAAGTACAACTGGTGCTAAAATAAGGTTTGCCTCAAATCCAGCCGCAAGTAGTTCATGGGATGCTGGTGTTGATTTACAATATAATGCCGCTGATAGGTTTAGTATTGGTAGGCAAGGTGCTTTAATGTTAAATATTTTACCACCAAATTCAACATACTCAGGTTTAGCTAGTAGGGATTGGACAATATTTGGAACTGGTTCAAGAGCTGCTGGTATTGCTATTAATGATGTTGCTGGTGCTAATTATGCTATTCATGGAGGCGGAAATGATTTGACATTTTCAAAAAGTGTTAATGGAACATCTTTAGCAAATGCATTAGCTATATTAGGTAGTAGTAATGCTGACTCATCACCTGATGTTAAAGTATATAATGATTTAACAGTAGATGGAACAGCATCAGTCGGCAATGCGGCTACAATTACCTCAAATACTAGTTCTAGGGTTTTATATTTAAAACAACAATCTACAAATTCTGGAAACATAGTACAGTTTCAAGATCAAAGCGCCAATAATACATGGGAAGTTGTAGGTCGTAATAATATATTTTATATATACAATAATATGAATGGTCAAGGGTTTGCCCTTTATATTAATCCAGCTAATAACTATATAGGCATTGACAAGGCATCAGCTAGTTATAATTTAGATGTTGAGGGTACTATCAGAGCTACAAGTGATGTTATAGCTTTTTCAGATAAAAGAGTAAAAGAAAATATAGTCACTATTGATAATGCTTTAGATAAAGTTACTAAATTAAGAGGTGTTACATACACTAGAAAAGATAAAGATGATAAATCAACTAAAGTTGGTGTAATTGCACAAGAAGTTTTAGAGGTTTTACCAGAGGTTGTTGAAAAAGATGATGAGGGAATGTACTCAGTTGCTTATGGGAATATGGCTGGTGTATTTATTGAAGCTATAAAAGAATTAAAAGCAGAGGTTGATAGTTTAAAAGAACAATTAAAAATAAATAATGGCAGTACCGGGTAGTGGAACATTATCAATGCTAGGATTATCTAAAGAAAAGGTTCACGATGACTATTCTTCGAGTAGTGGTATAACAAACCCTATATCAATGTACGACTTAGTAAATGGTGGGAACACTAACGGCTCTGGTAATTCTTATGACACTACAAACACTGCTTCCCCACAATTTCCAAATACAGCCGTAGCTCATCAAATGAGTGAATGGTATGGTTATGACCACGATTATAGTGCACAAACAATAAATGAATTTAGCTGGTCTCCATCAGTTACTGGTGTTGGAAACGGTGATAACGGAACAAATGATATTGGTCACTCAAGCAAGTCAGCAGCTTGTTCTAGCACAACTACAGTTGGAAACTGCACTTCTATTGGTTACACAGGCACATTAGGAAATGGAACTACGTTATACTTTTTGTATTCTGACTGTGATCTGGATACTGTTTTAGACGCTAACAATAGATGGATTAAAATAGGTAACTATGGGGGTGGTAATGGTTGTAATAACGATGTAACAGCAACGTATACAGATTATGTTATGCAAGTAAGCGACTCTGGTATCGTTTCAAACTTTCAACAATGTGTTTCTTTAACATCATACAGCTCGTCTATAATGGGTGTGTTTAATGCAAATTGTAATTTCAACGGTACTTTAAATACAATGAATCAAACCTACTATCATGACGGTAGTGGTCAATACCCAACGGCAGGAGATACCTGTTATTCTGACAGTGCAGGTACAAGTGTGCTAGCAGCAGGATATTATACAATACCTCCGTCAGCAAGTGGTGTTGGAAATAGAACATATATAAAAATATCAACAAATCAAGGTATTGTGGATACAGGTTACCCACAAATGTGTTAAATTAAATTAAATGAAAATAATATTTTGCATCCCTGGAAGAAATTTCAGTAATAACTTTTTAACTTCATGGACAAGGCTTTTAAAGTATTGTGAAAAAAACAATATAGAATATGAACTAAGTAATGGATACACTTCTATAGTTCACTTGGCTAGATATTCCTGTCTTATGATTAACCCTGAAAGTACTTGTAACATTTGCTTGAATCCATTTAGTGAAACTACTTATGATTATATAATGTGGATTGATTCTGACATGGTATTTAACCCTGAGCATTTTGAAAAACTTTTAAAAGCAAAAAAAGAAGTAATTACAGGGCTTTACAGAATAGAAAACACAAATTTACTTGGTTGTTTTGATACTAATAACAAAAGAATAGACGTAGATTATATAAAAAACAATTCAGGTGTTATAGAGGTTTCTTTTTCGGCTATGGGATTTATGCTTATCAAAAGAGGTGTTTATGAGAGAATGCCTTTTCCTTACTTCAGTGTTCCAGGAGAAAGTGGTATGCTGTCAGAAACTTTAAGCTTTTGTCACAACCTGTCTAAATCAAACATTCCAATATACGCACACCTAGATGTAGTTGTAGGCCACGAAAAGCCTATGATAATATAAATAATTATTAGTATATTTGTAAAAAATATTAGTTATGGCATTACAAGGAAGTTATACATTTAAAGGAATAGTTTTATCAGAAGCATATTGTAATATATCAAACTTAACATACAGTAAAAGATACAATGTAGATAGAAATTTAGTTTCTTCTGCTACATATAATAGTGACGGTACTATAGAAAATGAAGCTGTTTACGAAAACGTTTATACACCTATAATTGGTGGTAATTTTGTTTTAAACGTACACAAGGACTCTTCTTCAAAGGAATCAAATCCACAGGAAACTATAACTGTAAAAAATTATGAATTTACACCTTCTATTGCTGATGATGCTGATAACTTTATAGTACAAGCATATACTCATCTAAAATCTCTAGATGAATTTGATGGATATACAGACGTATAAATAAATAATAATTAAATTAAATAAAATGGCAGAAAATAAAATCTCTGAAGAACACTTAGAGGAATTACAATCAGGTGTTTCAAAAATTAATCAAGTAGCGTTACAAATAGGTAACATGGAGTTACAAAAGCACGGACTTTTACACCAAGGGTTAGAACTACAAAGTGACCTTAGTAAATTCCAAGCTAAACTAGAAGAAAAATATGGCAAGGTATCTGTAAACATTCAAGACGGAACTTACGAGCCTATAGAAGACAAACAAGAAGTTACAGAAAAATAATTATGGAAATCCGCAAGATTTATATTGGGGCAGACTATAAGTCTAGTGCTATGCACTATATAGTAGGTCAATATATTCTTAACGGAACTCATACAATACACTTAATAGATTACAAAAAAGAAACTGAGTCTTTTGTTGTATGGATACAAAAAGGAGACGAGGTTTTTGCATGGAAAGAGTTCAATAAAAACATACCTGTCTCTATTGAGTATAATATAAATTTCTAATGAAATCTCCATTTTTTTTCCTTATAAAACCCAAAGGAGAAGCTTACAATAATGAGATAGAATTAGCAGGAGAAAAAATAATTATAAACTCTACTGTAGAAAACCACATCAATGTAAATAGGTTTGCTGAAGTAATACAATGTCCTTATACTTATAAAGGAAAAATTAAACCTGGAGACACATTAATTGTTCATCATAATATTTTTCGTATTTATTATGATATGAAGGGAAGACCTAGAAAATCCCCAAATTATTTTAAAAATAACATATATTTTATAGACCCATATCAGTTTTACCTGTATCATGATTGTGAACATTGGAATGCTGTTGGTCAATATTGTTTTGTAAAACCTATTGAAAAAGAAAATTCTTATCTTTATGAAGAAGGTTCTGAAAACCACACAGGTATAATTAAATACTCTAACAACACTCTTGATAAATTAGGTGTAAAAAAAGGAGATAAAGTTAATTTTACAAAGGATAGTGAATATGAGTTTCAAATAAACAATGAAACTTTATATAGAATGAGGACTATTGATATATGTACTGTTCTAAATTGATTATGAAAGATATAAATGATATTAAAAAAAGAATTATAAAAGCAGGTCATGAAGCTGTAAATCAACTTATAAGAGTTGCAGAAGAAGAAATTATTAAACCAGACCCTGAAGATGAATTAGCTGCAGATAGATTAAAAAATGCAGCGGCTACCAAAAAGTTAGCAATATTTGATGCTTTTGAAATACTAACAAGAATAGAAGAAGAAAATAGTTATATTGAGAATAAACCATTAGAAAAAGAAAACAAAACTTTTAGTGGTTTTGCTGAAAGAAGATCGAAGTAATGTATGAACAAACTTTATATTCTGTATTAAAAGATGTAATTCCTACTAAGGTTTTAAAATCAAAAAACAAATCGAAGTCATGGAAATATGGTTATAATAAAGAGTATGATATTATTATAATAAGCAAAACAGGTCAAATAGGACAAGTATATTCAATTCAAGGCTTAATTATTGCATTACCTAAAGAAGAAGATGTTGCTAACACAAAAAAATGGACTAGGCAAGAGTATCCAAAAGAATTAAAAAGAATTAATAATATATTTGATTGGAGAGATTTACCTGATGATTTTAAAAATAAATGGCACAATTACATAGATAATGAGTTTAAAAAGCGTGAAGAAGGTTATTGGTTTACTAACAAAGGCATTCCTACTTATATTACTGGCTCTCACTATATGTACTTGCAGTGGACCAAGATTGATGTTGGGAAGCCAGACTTTCGAGAAGCAAACAGATTATTCTTTATTTTTTGGGAAGCGTGTAAAGCAGATCAAAGGTGTTATGGAATGTGCTATCTCAAGAACAGACGTAGCGGTTTTTCGTTTATGGCATCCGCAGAGACAGTTAACTTGGCAACCATATCTTCCGATGCACGGTACGGGATATTGTCCAAATCTGGAGCCGATGCTAAAAAGATGTTCACAGATAAGGTGGTACCAATATCGATCAATTATCCATTCTTTTTCAGACCCATCCAAGAC